CAGCGCCGTCTGTAACGTCGGGGTTTACCTCAAGGTACGGCCAGTTGGTTGTGTTGGCCGTTTTCCACTGGTTTTCGTAGCCTTCAAACTGACCGCCGTAGCCAATAAACGGAGCCTTGGGAGCCAGCGCCAGCATTTCTGCCTCTTGGCTTGTCCAGTAGTTGTACATCCGCTGCGCGTCCTTGGCGTTGCGCACAAGGCCGGAAATGTAAATCTGCCCGCTGACTTCAAACTCATTGCCTACGACGCGGACCACGGGGATGTATTTACCGGGCCATTCGCGCTCGTCAAGAACGTCAAAGCCATTGGTCTTCATCCACATGACTTGCTTGCGGTTAACACGGCGGGTTTTTATAGGCTTTTCAAACTGCGCCTTTAGCTGCTTATCTTCCGGTGTGCCTTCGAAGGCCGACACATTGCCGGGGTACAGATGCAGCGTTCCCGGCTTAACCCGGTAGTAGAAGTATTCTGCGATGCGGATGGTGTCTTGGTCCAGCCACGCGGACATACTTTCGTCGCCCACGCCCTGCGACATCATTGACGATACCGGCGATGCGTCGGGAAAGGTCTGCTGGTATTCCTCTTTCGTCATGTCCTGCGTGATGAAGCAGTACTGCGCATCCGCGCCGCATGGGTCTTGGATCGTTGGGTCCATGTAGACCGAAAACGAGTTGCGCACGCGCCCGATCTTGATGTCTTGATCGAAGCTGTCCTCGCGGCAGTAGTCCGTCAGCAGGCGGATGTAGCCTTCGCCGTAGGTGACTTGATTGTCGCAAGCCGTGTCGTAGGCAATGTCAGCGTCGGAGATGTACTCAATGTGCTTGACCATGCCATCAAGGATGGCAGCTACCTCAACGTCGGCGTTGTCGTCTACGGGGATCACTTTGCCCGCTGGGCGGTTCTGCCGCTGCTCGTTCGTCACTTGGCGGACGTGCTGCGGCAGCTTGTTGATCGTCAGGCACGGGCGAGCATTGATCGTCTGGCCTTGCACCGAGCCGCGCGTAGACAGAACGTCGGCGGGCCACTGCCACTGGTTGTCTGGGCTGCCAGCCATGAAGCGCAGATCGTCTAGCTCGTCCTCGCGGCTGTCAGAATACGCAGCCATAGCCGTCTGGAGACGACTGCGCATTGTCGCCATCGTCTCATTGTCGCCGTCGCCGGTAGTAGGGTTACTCCCAACGTTGGCAACCTTACCGGCGGCGAGAATACCTGTAGGATCAGCCATGTGACTACTTCTTGCCCTTCTTGGCTGCGCTGCGTTTGACGCTGTAAGCTATCGCAACCGCTTGTTTCTGGGGCTTTCCAGCCGCCATTTCAGCTTTTACATTAGCCCTAAATGCAGGCTTGCTGGCGGATTTTTTCAACGGCATGACGCTTACTTGTTCTTTTTGGTTGGTGTCATGCGCTCTGCGACAGTCGTGCGGATCACGTCAGGACGCCCACGCCTTAGCAACATCGCTTCGCTGCGGGCTTCTTCACCCTGCGTCCGCGCGTTGCGGTCTAGCATCGCCTGCGTTACCAGCGGTGCAGCCCGGTTTTGCGCAGGCTTAGCCATAGGCTTAGCCATAGGCTTAACCATAGGCTTAACCGTGGGCTTAGGTGCAGAAGGTTTTGATGGGGATAGGGTAATTCTGATCGGATACTTAGCCATGGTATTACGATCCCATCCAAGAAGTAGAAATTCCAGCCCCAGAGTAACCTCTAGGTCTAGTTCTGTCAATTGCGTTAGCGCGGTACTCGCGGGACGCTACTGGGTACGCGAATGTGACCGCGATAGCGTCGGCAGCGTCTGGCGACGCCAGCCCGCGTGATTTCATGTCTTTCTTGCTCTCTAGGAAGATAGCACCCTTGCTGTCAGGCTTCATGCGCGGGCTAATAAGGTCCGACTTTAGAAAGCGATCCGACGGTATGGCTGCGGTCTTGAGCCAGTCGCGCATGGTTCCCCACATCTCCGCGCGCTTGTTGCCCCACATCATAGGGTTCTTGGCCTTATTGCCGAAGTTTACGCCCCTGATCTTGTACCGCTGTTCCTTCAGCCGGTCCACGACGCCCGCGCCTAGCCCACCTTCGTCGATCACGACCAGCGCGGGGTTGTACTTCTCGATGGCGTCAATCACCCGGCCTACAGTCTCCATCGTATCGTCGCCCCGGTGGCGTATGATCTCCACAATGTCCCGGCCTTGGCGCACCGCGATCACGGTAGCGTCAGCGCCAAATCGTGCGGGGTCCACACCGATCACGATGGGCGCTGACTGATCCTTATACTTGGCTCGTTTCATGGCGTCGTCAATAGCCAGCGCGCCGATGAACTGATCGTCGCCCGCGTCGGGGAACATACCGTAGACCTCGACGTGCGACTGGCTTGAGTCTGGCCCGTATTCGTCGATTATCTGCTGGTACGCGGCCTTGTCGGTGCCTTCTACGTTGCGTGCGTCAACGACCTTGGTGTTCCAGAAGTCCCGCTTGCTGTTAAAGCACTCGTAGAAGTAACCTGTGTTGCGCCGTGGGTTGGAAAAAGCCATCCAGAAACGGTTCGGCGTGTTCTCGGTAAAGAAACCCGCCGACACCGCCCAGATGCTGTCCGGTATGCCGCTGGCTTCGTCAAAAATCAGTTGCACGCCGTCGTAGTTGTGTACGCCCGCGTATGCGTCGGGGTTCTCCTCAGACCACAGCCGCCCTTCGACCGCCCAGTAGCGCGTGCCCTTTTTCATGTCCCGCTCGACCAGTTCGGTCAGCCACTTGGCGGGCATGATGCGGGTAGCCGCAACTTCGAACCAGTGGCTGTTAATCGACATAGCCAGCCATTTGGTTATCTCAGCCCAAGTGACGGACCGTAGCTGCGCCTCGGAGTTGGCCGACACAATTGTGGTAGACCCGATGCGGGTGGACAGCATCCAGATGACCAGCCAGCTTACCAGCGCCGACTTGCCGATGCCGCGCCCGCTGCTCGTCGCCAGCCTGAAGGTGTCAAAGTCGATCTTGCCGTTGTTCTGCTGGATGTGGTTCGCCAAGTCCTGCAACACCTCGCGCTGCCACTTGCGCGGCCCCGTGAAGTGTTCCAGCGGCGTGCCGCGCTGCCCCCACGGGAACACGAACATCACGAACTTGAGCGGGTCATCCTTGAGCGCGGGTGTCCACAGCCGCGCCATCAGTTCTTGTTCTTCGGCGGCGCGGTATACGGGTGCCTGCATTACTTTTTCTTAGTTGGCTTGGCTGTCTTGGCGCTGTCCTTGAAGTCCTTGGACGACGGCGCGCCCTTAGCGCCAACGGCGCGCATCTTCTCGCCGGAGCCAGCCTTGATGCGGGCGCGCTTGGCGTTGATGTTGGCGTACAGTCCTTGCTTCATATCAGCACTTCCATCGTTTGAGACTAGCCTTGGCGCGTTCGCCGTCCTTGGCCTTGGCTGCGACTGCACCCATTCTTGCGCAGAAGCTGGCCTTACGCCCCGCGTCGGCCTTTGTCTTGGGTGCGGGCGCTGGCGGCTTGAGGTTGCCGCCGGTAGCTGCGTTGTACTTGGCGCGGCCCTTGGCCGTCAGCCCAGCGCCTGCCTTTACGGAGAGCTTCTCGCCGCGCCCAACCGACAGCGACACAGACTTGCCTTTACTCGCCATCGCTCTGGTCCTCTAGCGCGGATACGTCGGTCCAGACCGCTTCTAGCACGCGGCGCTCTGCTTGCTCAAGCGCGCCTGTGATGCTGATCTGCTGGTCTACGTTGATGTCGATCTGCTGCTTGGCTACCCACTGGTGCTGGAAGCGCAGCTTTTCTAGCGCCATCTTGGCGTCGCCGTTTGCGATTGCGCAGTTGATGACTTCGGCGGCTTCCATCTCGCTGTCAGCGCGGCCCTTGAGTTCGGCTAGCTCAACCGCCGGGTCAAACTCATGTAGCTGCCGTAGCTCCTTGGGCAGCATCCCTGACGCCAGCGCCAAGCTGTCGCCCTTGAGGCCAGCCTTGGCAGACCGATAGATTGCCTCAAGCCGTGCCTCGGTGGCGCGGAGCGTGCGCGGCTCAAACGATATGTTGTGAAACATGAGCAGCGGTATGACACAGGAATTATAAAAAAAAAAGTGTAAAAATTGTGTGTGGCTGGGGCTGACGCTGTGGGTGCAAAAATTGTTTACAACGGCAGTAACCGCTGGAGATGCAAAAATTGTTTGTGGACCCATCGTATGCAGACACCACGGCCCACCGGCCCCCTACCCCCCGGCTCCAGCCAAAGACAAAGCAAGATAGCAGCGGCGCGCCACATTTGCGTTTGGCCCTTTGGCCTGCCGCGCGGCGCGCAAGCGATGGCCCTATTGCTGGCAGCGCGCGATGCGTGGGCGCTATCCTCCTTATCAGTATCCCGCCCAACTATCTCTAATCCAATGAGGACGTTGACCCCGGTGCGTGGTGCAAGCTGCGATACGTGAGGCCAGCTTGCCGAGGATCGAGTATGATATGAATGAGCGCATTATATTATCCTTACTGTTTCGATGTCCAATCACTAACCCATCACGTTTGGCTTGTCAACATTTATTTCATGCCCGGCGAAGTTTTTTTTTGGGTGGTTTGGGCAATGCCCAAACAGGCGCGGCTTGCGCGTTTAGCTTTTCGATATAGCGAGGCTTCGCTATATCGAACGGCAAAAGCACTGTCGAGAGGGTAAATAGGGGGTGTTGCTTGCGGGATTGCATGCGCCGGCGCGAGGGGCTTTGGGTCTTTTGGGCAGTTTTGTCATTCGGTTTCAGTCGCTCCACCGTTTTAGCTATATTAACCTATATGGTTACTATTAAGAAACCACACAATAGTATATCTAATTACCCAAACGGCCCAAAAGCCCTGATTTATCGTTGCGCGGCAATGCATTGCCGACGCGCTCGCAATCGCCCAAACAAGCACCGCGTTTTCGCCCCTTGCTGCAACTATGGTAACCTAGCTTAGCATTGTTTGGTTACGCGATTTGTCGCGCTCGCGTCGTTTGGGTTAAAATGACCCAAGATTGCGCGCATGCAAAGTTATCCACAGATAAGGCATAATTAGGGCTGTACTAGGGTAGAGATTGTGCTAAGGCAGACATCCAACAAACAAACGAGGAGCAGACGACATGACAAATTCACTCACACAGTACGCCACTGCTGGCGAGGCGCGCGTTGTGCGCAAGCTGGTGACGGCCGCCATCGCTGCTGGCTACTGTATCAGCGTCAGCGACGGCGACGAATGGACCGTCAAGCGCAGCACCAGCACCAGGGTGATTTTTGACGCCCTGGCGACCACCGGAGAGGATACCATCCGCATCAGCGCAGCCGATCCGTGGCAGACTACTGGCCGGCATGGCGCTGGCTCGTTTCGGCTGATCTACGACAACGATCCCAGCGGCGAGGAGGTCATCGCCGACTATACCGCCAATGACGTCTGTGAGGCGCTGTACGCGGCTGCACATAGCGACATTGCAAAAGGTGACCTTACCCAAGCTGTGATCGACGCTATCGACGCCCACGGCTCACAGACGTCATTGCAAAAGGTGACCTTATTCAAGCTGTGATCGACGCTATCGACGCCCACGGCTCACCTACCACCTAGTCGAAACGCCCCCTGGGGCGTCTGCTGGACCGCCGCCCAGCACTGATGAGACAGGCAGACACACAGGAGCAATCACAATGACATATACAGTTATCGACACCGGTTCGGGCGAAGCCATCGCAACTGGTCTAAACGCCGCCGATGCAGCTTGCGAAGTGCTGACTTCCGATAGCCAAGAGTTCGACGTTCGCCCTGCCGACGATGGCAATGGTTTTGAATTGTGGACCCGGAAGCAAGTGGCGAACAAGGGCTGGACCCGCACGGTCGTGTATTCGATTGAAGCTGACCGCACCGCCGCCGAAGCTGAGATTTTCGCTAAGGTGATCGCCGCCGATTGGCCGCGCTACCCCGCGGTCCTGACCGACGTGCAGTACGCAGCGATGCAGGCCTAATCAACTATCGCCGCGCGGCAATCCCGCCGCGCGGCACAATCAACTAAAGGACAATTCACTATGGCACGCATGGATAAACTCAGCACTTACTGCACCACAATTGGCCAAGCTGGCGATTTAACGTGCATCACCTATCACCGCACGCAGATTGTGGCGTTTGACCGGCACAACGTTAGCTTGCGCACTGGCGGATGGGACAGCGTGACAACGCGCCGCAAGATGAACCAAGCATCGACGCAATTCGGGCTTGGCTATGGCGTCTACCGCGACAAGGGCGAAAGCTACGTTAGAACGCCCGCTGGCGACGTGTTGCCGTTGTCCGACAATATGCACTTTACGCGCTAACCAACTATCGCCGCGCGGCAATCCCGCCGCGCGGCACAACAGGAGCAGACGACATGACTAAGACCTATATCGCCACGATCCACCATCACTCTATCGCCCGCGCCCGCAGCATCACCGTCCGAGGCGATCTGACCGCTGCCAAAAGGGCCGCGACCGCTGAATTCGGCGACGAGCAGCGCGGTTATGTCCTCTACATCGCGAACTCGTTTGGCGAACCCGCCGCGTCCCGCCGACTGTCCGCGAAACGCTGGACCAACTATTGACTGACATTAACAGCCGCGCGGCAATCCAGCCGCGCGGCACAATCGACAATCAACTAAAGGACAATTC